CATCTTGAAGGTATCGTTGAGCATTTCAAACTCCTCAAAAAGATCGGGCGACCCCGACATAGTCCTCTGCGAAATAGGTCAGGTCGCAGTAATCCTGGTTCACAAGGCCCCCCGAGTCCGTGACGTTAGTCAGTTCAGACTTAGTGAGCAGTGATTGACGTACCGAATTATCGGCGATAAATGCAACGTTAGCTACTGTTCGTGTAAGTACGAAAGCCAGTCCGTCTCCGATGCCCGTGAAGTCGGACATGCCGACCCCATCCGTTAGGGCTTTAGCGACTGCTCTGGCTTGCGATTCGGTGACGCCTACGCTGTCCTGCGAGGCCTTGGCAAACGCAAACGCCTTGGCGTCCGCTGCACCGACCGATTCGAAGAGCTCCCGGATGATGACGATCACGACTTCGATGGAGTCGGTCATGCCCACGGAGTCCCCAAGCAGCTTTGACAGGTCGTAGGTCTCCGCGTCCGCTACCGCAGCCACGTCACTGAGCGGCTTGTCAACTGCAAAGGCCGCATCGTCCGAAGCACCAAGAGTGTCGCTCAGTGGCTTCTCGACAACCGACTGCACGAACTCAGCCACGCCAAACAAGTCAGTCACCAGCTTGGTGGCGTTCAGGGTCTGGGTGTCCGTCGCGTTGGTCGTATCGCTCTTGCCCAGCTCAGGAACGACGTCAGTCGTATCGGCCACCGACGAGGCGTCCACAAACGGCGCCTTCTCGACATGCAGCATCGGCGTGCTGAGCATCGCCGCCGAGTCCTCGAGCTTCTTGCTGACGTCACGCGCCAGCTGCTCGTTGGCGAACACAACGTTGGTGACGGCCTTCACGAACGAGTACACCGAGCCGTCGCCGACATCGAAGAGGTCGTTCATGGCCACGCCGTCGTTCAGCAGCTTGTGCAGCGTGTAGACGGAGTCTTCTGTCACCCCGGCGGCGTCGAACACCCGTTTGGCTAGTTCGTGAACCAGGTGGTCAGGAACGTTGTAGGCGTCAGCCAGCTGCTTGCTCACCGCGTAGGAGAGCTCATCCAGCGTGAAGGCGGTGTCGGTCAGGGCCTTGGCGAGCTCCAGGCGGACGAAGGTCTCGGTGCCGAAACTGTCTGCAAGCGGGCGCTCAAACGCAAACCGTGCGGCGTCCACAACTGCTGCCGCCTCGGCAACAAACTTGTACCGACCGGTCGTATCGAGGCTGGCCCCAACAAGCAAATCGACGTACGCAACCGAAGCCGCCGGGACGGCGACCGAAGCCTGTGATGTAGGGCTTACGACGACTATCGAGGCTCTGGGCTTGAAGAGCGCAACCGACGCAGTCGAGGTGTTGCCGGCTACGACCGCGCCCATTTAGAAGTCCTCTCGGACCTTGAACTTGAGCGGCTCGTAGACGGTCTGAATCTGACCGTCGGAGAAGGTGATTTCAATCTCGCCCTCGTAATCACCAGGCTCGCCCGTCAGCATCTCGGGGGCCGAGGCCGGGTAGAAGGCAATCACCCCATTGGCGCTGTCAGTGACCGCGCCCACCACGGTGGCGGTCAGCTCTGCAGCTCCGGCTGCGCGGAACTTCAGGCGAGGCACGGCGCCCGCGAGCGACATCGGCAAGCCGGTCGTGTCGTCGGTGATCGTGCAGATGATGGCGGGGCGGGTGTCGCCCTGGACCAGCTTGATCTTCTCGGCCATGGCTTACCCCTTCGGCGATGCCACTGCGGTGGCGTTGGCTTCGACGGTGAGCGCGTTGGTGAACGCCTGGTAGTGGGCCGTGGCCCGTGCGGCGTTGCCTGCGTACTCGGTGTCCTTGGTGTAGGCCCGGTACAGCACGTAGTCCACCAGGGCGTTGGCATAGATGTCCGGCACGCCGATGTTGCCGCTCACGGCGCTGTAGGTGCTGCCGTCAGCAGGCTCAGTGATCGCAGCGGGCGTTCCTGCGTAGATCATGTACACCGCAGCGCCAGAGGCAGCCGCCGGCGGGTACACGTAGAACACCAGCGGGTCACGCGGGTCGTAGATGAAGTGCAGGATTTCGGTCGCGCCGGTCAGGTTGTGCCAGTTGGGAATCTGGGCGTCCAGAATCTGACGGTTGGTCATGCGCACAGCACGCTGGGAGGTGCTGTCGTTGCGCACGATGTCGAGCAACTTGATGCCGTTGGCGGGCAGCGTCTGACGCGAGCCTGCAGCCAGGCTGTGCGTCGCACCAGAGACCAGAGCGTCGGGGCGGTAGGTGCCCACTTCGCGCTGACCATCGTTGAGGTAGCGCACGAGCTCGGCCACGGGCCAGCGAACGGAAGTCGTGTCGTTGAGGGTCTCAACAACGCGGCGGATGATGGATTGAGCGGTGACAGACATCAGAAGGCCCTCATGCGTACGCCAAGTGAGGTCTGCACGCGACCGTGCATGGCCTCAAACCGAGCGTTGTTAGCCAGAGCACGCGCCTTCGTTGTGTGCGCGCCCGCCATGGCCAGGTCGGTGAACGATTGATCGGGGGTGGCCATCAGGATGCCAAGCGCACCACTGACGATGCCCTCCACGTGGCGCTCGTACAGGATGTCGAACACCTTGGTGGCCGTGCGCGTCGGGCGCAGCGACACCCGCACCTGCAGGCCGTTGCGAACGGTCTTGTCAGGGGTGGGGAGCAGGGAGAGCGTGAAAACCTCGTCGATGTCCTGGCCGTAGAAGTAGCGCGGCGCACCGTCGGGGTTGAAAAGAGCTGTTGCGGTCTCGAAGGGAGCCGACGACATCAGCGTGCCGTCGTACCAGACCTTGAGGACCTGGTCGACCACCGTCTGGTCGGGTGTGTCGAGTTCGTACGTGGCGATGTTCTCGCGCACGGAGATGGGGTCCAGCATCGCTGTAAGGACCTGGGAGCGGTGGCAAAACTCGATGCTCGAGTCCAGCAGCGCTTGAAGGGCAAGCGGCTCCGGGCACCCAATCACGTTGGGCAGCAGGCGCGGGAGAAAGGACTTGAGTTCGACCACGGCTTCACCTATGAAAAGCCCGGCACGGGCCGGGCAATTCTAACTCACTAACACTGTATGCGCTAGTAGCTAACAGGATAGGGGGCCGAAGCCCCCTTCTCCCACTTAGGCCACGACAGCCAGAACCAGGGATTCAGGCTTGACGACCTTGTAGCCGAACACGTTCAGCGAACGGATGAAGTCGCCGAAGTCGTTGGGGTTACGCACGGTTTCCATCTTGGTGATCTGGCTTGCGAAAGTCAGAGCAGACTTGTGGCCGGCGATCAGGGCACGACGCTTCAGAACGCCGGTGGCGGAGCCAACGCTGTTCTCGTCGCCTTTGCCGCTCACCCACTTGGCATCAGCAGCGCCCTTGGGCAGCTGGTTGCTGACGTACACGGTGAAGCGGTCGATCTTGCCGATCTTGCCGTTGCGCACGGGGCTGGTGTCATCGCCCATGAACTGGGCTTGAGCCAGGTTGGACTGCATCAGCAGAGTGCGGGTGGCGGGGTCGATCACCAGGTAGCGGTCGCTCTCGGGCACGTTCTGCTCGTCCAGCACGGAAGCCATCTCGAGGATTTTGGCCAGCACGTTGGAGCCGGTCAGTTCCACGGGATCAGCGTCGGTGCCCAGGTCGTAGGCAGCAGACTTCACGCCAGCGGTTTTGCCTTTGTTGGCAGCGGCGCCGTTGGTGAAGGTGTTGTACAGCACGGTGCTGTCGATGGCGATGCGCATCTGTTCGGCGGCGTCAGCAGCGAACATGTCCATCAGGTTCGGCTTGGCCTGGTACTCCAGCACGTCGTTGATCTGGAAGGCGAAGTACTTGCCCTTGTCGATCAGCAGCTCCTGCATGTCAGGAGTAGGTGCCTGGTAGCTCAGGTTGGTACCGGCGCTGTAGTCAGCGATGGTGATGGTAGGTGCGGTGTTGATGTACACCTTGTCGCCCATGGAAGCGACTTCGCCTTGCCAGTTGGTGTTGGCGATGTCACCGTACACGGAGGCGGCGTAGAACTTCTCGTTCAGCTTGGCGGACCAAACTGCGGGAATGAACGTACCGCTGTACGACGGGGTGGTGTTGAACGGGGCATTAACGGGGAAAACGGCAGCCATTTGGCACTCCTAAGAAAAAAGAACTGGTTCAGGATTGCCATTTCCCCCGGTACGTCTTAACGAACGCGGCCTTCAGAAATGGCGAGGTTCAACTCAGCCTCAATCTGCTGAGCCTCCTTCTCACGGCCACGGAACTCACCACGACGCTTTGCGTTGTAGAAGTCCACCACCTGCTGCTGGGTGTAGATCACCGGTTGCGCGGGTGCGGCTGGAGCTGCGGAAGCAGAGCCCTTGGGGCTAACTTGTTTGTCCAGGGGGTTGGGCTTTGGTGCGGCTGGCAGAGTGGCTGCGAAGGTCTTGAAGACGGCGGCTGCACGGTCTGCGTTCAGCGTTTGCTGAGCTGCGTCCAATGCGCTCTGGCGGGGCTGGCCCAGCATCGGGTCGACTTCCGAGAGCCAAGCCAAGAAGGCCTGGTTCGCGTTGATCGCTTCCCACTCCGGGACCAACTTCGTCAGACGGTCAAAGAACGCTTGCTCTGCGGTGACTGCCACAGTCTGAGTCGTGCCCTTGAGGACCTGCTCCAACTGCGCCAGACGCTGCTCGAGGCTTGCTGCCTTCGTCTGAAGTTCTGTCGCTGCGGCACCCAACATGCGCTGGGCGACGCGTTGCACCATCTCCACCAGGTCGGAACCGAAGTTCTCAACATCCCTGGGGTCGGCTGCGGGCTTTTCCGGCTCGGCGGGCTTAGCCTTGTCATCTGCTGCCTTATTCAGACGGGTCACAGCTTCTTGAAGCTGGGTCTCGAGGTCCTTGACCTTGGTCTGAAGCGTCGGAACTTCGCGGTTGAACAAGCCCTGGAGGGTCTTGTACCGCTGCTCCCACGGATCGGGCTGCGGATGCGACTGGGCCTGCGGCTCTGGGGTTGCCTGCGGCTCAGGCGCTGCGGGTGCTGGTTCAGGGGCTGGCTCTGGGGCAGCTACTTGTGCCGGTTCCGCTGGTGCGGGGGCTTCCGGGGGCTTGTTAGCCGCTTCCAGAAGGGCGTTAGCTTGCTCGAGCTGAGCCTGAATTGCGCGTGGCAGTGCCATCTAAGGTTCTCCTGTACCCAAAATCGGGTTTCTCAGGTTGTGGCCGGGTGAACACCGGCTAATTCACAGTTTCGCTTTGGCGGCGTCGAGCAGATCAATCATCTGCTGGATCAGCTTGGCTCGGCCTTGGGCTGCCCGCACATCCTCAGCTACTAACAGGACCGCAATCTCTGCATCGAGTTTGTTCTGAAGCCACTCTTTGAGTTTCGGCTCCCGGCACAACCGGGTGAACAGTTCAAATTCAGCGTTGCGATCCATTTGTTGCAATTCTACAACACGCTTTGGTTAGCGTGTCAAGTGGTCAGTTAGTTAGTTACCAAACTTTTTTGCGTACGCGCCTGCGGACATCTTGCCGCTGGCCAGTTGTTTGCCGCGAGCCTCGAAGGTCGACTTGGAAGTCTTGGCGTGTTTGCCGCCCTCGGCCTTCTCTTTGGCTGCGTATTGGGCGGGGCTCACCTTGCCGGAGCGGACCATCTTGGCCTCTTTGCGCTCTTCGGCTTTGGTGTCTTTGCCTGTGAATGGTTTGGTAGCCATGGTGTGTCCTTACTGACGGGTGGGTTGGAAGTGATCGGTTGTGGGGGCGCCGTCCATGAGCTCCTGGCCGTTGCCGCCCTGGGCCTGCTGCTGGGCGAGCATCATCTGCTGAGCCTGAGC